AAGTTATGGCAAATTACAAATGGAAAAACACAATCACGGATAACATCGAGGATGCACGTGAGATTATTAGAGTATTAGGTAAGGGTTTAGAAGAAGGTAAAGTTGATAAAGCAGCTGCTTTGGATAATTTATACCGAGCAATGAAAAAATTAGAATCTGCAAGATATCATTTGGATCGTGACTAAAATATGAAAAGGTTTCCTTACGTCTTATTATTGGCATCTTTAACATTGGCTGTTAGTGCTGCTTATTACAGTGTATTTGGCATTGGTAAATTGTTTTCTGCACAATTTGTTGCAGTGACTATTTTAGCAGGTTCCTTGGAGGCATCTAAACTTATTACAGCATCTTATTTACATCGTAAATGGTCTGAGTTAAGTTTATTCATAAAAACATATCTAACCATTGCTGTATTGATATTAATGACGATTACATCGTTAGGTATCTATGGATTCCTCGTAAGCGCTTATCAAGAAACTGCTAATAAATTAGATGCATTAGATCAACAAGTTGAGTTAATTCACCAAAAAGAAACTCAATATCAAACTCAATTAAATGCTATTAGGAATGACAAACAAACTCTTAATCAAAGTATTACACAACTTACAGGAGCTTTAGCAAATAATAAGATTCAATATACAGACACGCGTGGAAATCAGGTTATTAAAACATCGGCTGAAAATAGGCAAGCGTATCAGCAACAGCTTCAGTATTCTAATACTCAATTGCAACAAGTAACTACAAAAGAGTCAATATTGTTAGATTCTGTTATGAGTTTGCAATTGCAACAAGTAGAATTACAATCAAATAGTGAAGTTGCTGCAGAAATAGGTCCTTTAAAATATATTGCTGAAATTACCGGTAAATCTATGGATGTGGTTGTGAATTGGTTGATTATCATGCTTATTTTGGTGTTTGACCCACTTGCAATAATGCTTTTGATTGTAGCTAATAAAGAGTTAGCTAAACCTAAAGAAACTGCATTAGAACCTGTTATTGACCCTAATATCACTATTGATCAGGAACTGGAACCTGTTAAACAACCGGAAATATTGTCTTATTGGAAAAAAATACGAAATGAGCGTAAAAAATAAATCTACAAAACCACCTAAAGGTTATAAAAAATTACAATGCAAATATTGTGATAATATTTCAGATCGCGTTGACGAAAAAGCAACTGCAATTACATGTTGGCAGTGCACCCAAAAATTAGTCGGTGGCCAACATTTGGAAGTTAGAAAATAATTCCTTATAATAATGTTATGTTAGAAGCAGAAAAAATTAAATCAAATTGGGAACAATACCGACAAGCGGTAAATGACTATTTCCCGACACGCAAAGACCAACTCAATAAAATGTATGATGAGTTTGAAGATCGAATGGTAATGATGCCAGCATCTTCAATGGAACATTTTCATAATGCATTTGCAGGTGGGTATGTTGACCATGTACTTCGAGTAATTGCATGTGCTGAGAAACTTTATGAATCTTGGTCCGATATGGGTGCTGATATGTCAGGTTATACTTTAGAAGAACTTCGTTTCGCTGCAATGCATCATGACTTAGGTAAAGCAGGCTTTCCAGGTGATGGTAATGAAGTATATCAAGTAGAAACATCGGATTGGCACCGCAAGAATCAAGGTAAACTTTACAAAACAAATTCAAATATTCCATTCGCAATGGTACCGGATTTGTCAGTTTGGTTGTTGCAAGAGCATGATGTTAAAATGTCTTGGACTGAATATCAAGCAATTAAAATACATGATGGAATGTATGATGATGCAAATAAACCTTATTTCGTTGCTCGTTCGGCTCAAGCTAAATTAAAAACCAATTTACCAGTAATTCTTCATCATGCAGATCATATGGCATCGATTATTGAATTTGAGCGTTGGAGAAATAAAGATCGAGTTACTCCTAAAGCAGTTGTTGAAAAAAGTAAAGCAACTAAAAGTAATGGTTTAAAAAACCTTGCAGAAAATAATCCAGATGTTGAACAAACATTGACAGATTTATTCAAAGCATTTAATCAAGATTAATATGATATTATTTTTAATTATTTTATTGTTGTCCGGCGTGGCAACGTATTTAACATATCGCATTTGGTTCCTTGCTGGAAAAGTTGCGGATGCTCAAGAGTATATTGAATTGTTAGAAACAACTAATGAGTATATGTATACCAGAATTACACAATCTTATGATGCAATGAAACAAATTGACCGGTTAGGTGCTTTTGAATCAGAAGATGAAGCAGGAACAATATTTGAAATGTTAAAAGAAGTAGTTACCGAATTAAAAAGCGAATTTGACAATGGCACGAGCGAGGAAAAATAAAGTATATTTTACAAAAGTAACTGATATGGCTATTTCAGCCTATAATAAAATAGATGATAACACTGCATTGCGAGAAAAGATTTATCGCAGATTTATTTATCCTCCGTTTTTAAAATTAGCAGAAAATATCATTAATAAAATTAAACCAGATTATATTGATTCATCCTTTTTAGATTTACAGACAGATCTGGTTACTTATTTAACTGCTCGGTTAGATAAATTTAATCCAGCTAATGGTAAAGCATATTCTTATTATACAAGAACGTCATTTAATTATTTAATTGGTGAAAATCAAAAAGGTTATGCTAAAAGAAAAGCGGATACTAAAGAAATTGATATTGATGATCAAAGAAATATTATAACTGAAATTCATAATGATGAAATGCGAGAAACGTTAAAATATTTTATGGATGCTTATATTGAGTACTGTTATGAAAATTTAAATTATATCTTTACAAATCCAACGGATATTCACGTAGCAGATTCAGTTCTTCATATTTTTGAAACTAGAGAAAACATTGAAAACTTCAATAAAAAAGCTCTTTATATCTTTATCCGAGAGCGTACGGGATTTGAAACTACAAATATTACCAAAGTTATTAAAACTTTAAAACAGATTTATATTGACAACTTTAAAGAGTATGAACGTACAGACTTCGTAAAACTGCCCTTTTGATATTTATTATTAAAAGGTTTTACAAATATGGATAAAAATGACGAACTCTTTAAAGGATCTTCTTTTGCTGATTTAATGTCAGATGTTTATCATAACAGCAAAAAGAAAGATCGCCAGATGAATCATTTGATTGCATCATTGCAACCATTGATTAAAAATGCATCTGATGCTACTATTATTATTCCATTAATAAAAGAGATATTAGACGTGTCAATTAAAAATGATGACCAATTGGTTAAATTGACAGCTATTGCTCAACGTTATATTTCTACTAAACAAACTATTACAGGTGCTGATAGTTTATTAAGCGATGATGAAAAAGAACAACTACTTAAGGTTGCTGCTCAAACATTAACTGAAGATTTAAGTGATGTGTTAACACCGTCTGATGATTTTGATACTACTCATTTAGCTAAAAAAGTTGAAGATGTAAAAGCAAAATTGGAAAAGGATATTGATGCGTCAAATTGAATGGGATGTAGCAGAAGTATTAGAATATGATAAAACCTACCAGTATATTCCATCTGGTAGTGCTGATTCTAATGCTAATCGATTATTTGCATTACGTGTTAGATCGTGTTCTACATTTTATAATGATAAGACATATCTTGCAAAACCAGCAAATATAAATTTAAAACAAATACCGTTAGTTGGGGAGTTTGTTTTAATCTACAAAACATTTAACGAACAAGCTACTACAGATATATGGCGTGAAACATGGTATTATGTTTCTTCGATTGATGTTCAATCTGCAGTTAATGAAAATATGTTACCTGGATTATCTAATGGCTTAGATATTGTTGAGATTGGGGATGTTACCCCAGGTAAAACTTTTGTTAGAAAAACCATTTCTCCTTTACAAGCATATGAAGGCGATTATCTATTAGAAGGACGTAACGGAAATAGTATTCGTTTTGGTAGCACTATATCTACAGATTATCCTATAGGATATTATACAAAAAAACCCACGTGGTTTACGCCAGGAAATACATCAGGCGACCCAATAATTATTTTATCTAATGGTAGAAAAAATTTACCAAATAAAGAATTTGTGGTTGAAGATATTGAAACTGATGCATCATCTCTTTATTTAACTTCGACACAAACTATAGATAATTTAAAATATTCTCGAGAATTAAGCGGGTATCCATATTCATCAAATAGTTCACATTTAATAGGGGTAGCTGATCGTGTTGTAATACGAGCAAAAACAGATCTTGCTATTGTTGACGCTGAAGAAGGCATCGTATTAAATACTCCTGGTAAAGTTAGAATAGGAGCTTCTGATGCAACTCAACCGATTCCATATGGGGATAGATTAAAGGATATACTTGAGGATATAGTGCAAGTATTATCTCAGGGTACAATGGGCCCAGGCGGCCCAGGAACGCCTGTTGCATCAGCTAAAATCGCCGAAATAGCGGGTAAATTAGGCAAGTTAAATAGCAAGAAAATTTTCATAAAGGAAGAGGAATAATATGGCTGCAGCTCCACCGTATGATTTACTAGTGCAAAAAGCTCCAGGCGCTCTAAATTTATTAGAAACTCAATTATTTAAATTAACTAAAAAATTATCTGAGCGTATAACTGCAGCATCTGCTGAGTGTAATAAAATGCCAAAAACGATAAGTTGTCAGGATCCTCAAGTAATTGCAGTTAAACAAAAATTAGAAGATATACAACGAATCGTACAAAAAATTGCTGACGTTTTGCGGATTGTGAATATTGTGTATATAACATGCGTTGCATTAGCAAGAACTTCATTAGCATATGTTGCATATCGGCAAACTATCCCTACTCCTGTGATTCCTGCTGATAATGAATTTTTAAATGCAACAAAAGAAGTAGCTAGTTTTATTTTAGAAGCTTTAAAGAAAATTAAAATCGTTGTTGGAATTATTGATATTTCTGTATTAACATCACTTGGTGCATTAGCTGAAGTAATTAATTTATTATCATCGATATGTCAAAATGAAGACTTTGTAGTATTTTCAGCAACGCAAGATGTGATTGATATCAAATCGATTGCTAATATTAACATGTCTCAACTGGATATACCTCCATCTGATTTTTATCAAAATATTAATGTATCAGAAGATGATATTAAATCTAGAGCTGATGCAGCAGAAACATTGTTAACTCAACAAAGGACTTTGTTAGATTTACTAGAAGCACCAAGTCGAGTTATTACCATTAAAGGGCAGAATGCACCATTAAACAATGTAGGTAAAGCTGGAGATTTTGCAATAAATACACAAACGTATATGATATATGGCCCAAAGCCATCAGATTCTATTTGGAATGAGGGCGTAAAATATTAATACGTATATTTATAATAAAATTATTATATGGATTCAAAAACACTTATAAAAGCACTTAAAATAGCCGTACGTGAGGTTATTAAAGAGGAATTGACAGAAATTCTTCGTGAAGGTTTACAATCTACTATTACAGAGATGAAACAACCAAATAAAACAACCAATATGTCGGAGCATAGAAATTCATCACCGTTACCGAAACGAAAACCAGTTCAATTTGCAGAAAACCGGTTTGCAGATATTCTTAATGCTACAGACCCAATATTAGAACAAGGTCCAATGGCAATGAATAGTTTTGCGGATATAATGAATGAAGGTTTAGATGATACGATTTCATTAACATCACAAGATGCTCGTGGTTTTGGAATGATGCGAGACACGATGCGATCGGCTATAACAGGACAGACAACTGCCCCTAAGGTAATGGAAGACCCTGAAACTGGTAAAACATTTGAAGTGCCTGCAGAAGTACAACAAGCCATGACAAGAGATTATTCAGCACTTATGAAAGCAATGAATAAGAAGAAAGGTATTTAATGGGATATAGAATAATATCAACAGAAACAAGTACAACGAATACTTCAACTCCAACAGTGTTGGGTATTTCATACAAATCTAATGATACTATTTTTACTTCTATTTATACTACTTCGGAACAAGCATTAGAAAATCTACGTACTCTTTTATTGACTCGAATTGGTGAAAGATATGGTTATCCACAATTTGGAACTCATTTAATGAATATTTTATTTGAGCCAAATGCTAATGAATTAAAAACACAAATTGAAGAAATTATTTCATCCAAAGTTTCTTACTTTTTGCCGTATATAACATTAAATGAAATAACAACAATAACGAGAGAAGATGATCCTACTGCCGATTATTATGTGACAATCACAATAAATTTTTCAGTAGGAAATTTCGACACTAAATCCATTCAACTTGCAATAGATGATGCAGGGGTATTAACGGTTGAAACTACATAAGGGATAATAAATGGAAACTAAAGACGTTTCATATTTGGGAAAAGACTTTAAGCAGTTTAAGCGAAACTTGATTGATTTTGCTAAACAATATTTTCCTACAACTTATACAGATTTTAATGAAGCTTCACCTGGGAGTTTATTTATTGAGATGTCTGCGTATGTAGGTGATGTTTTATCGTATTATGCTGATAATAACTTGAAGGAGTCATTATTAGAACAAGCATCCGAACGAGTGAATATTTATGATTTATCTAAAGCATTAGGCTATCGTCCATTAAATGTAGTACCAGCTTATACTTCTTTAGATGTATTTCAGTTAGTACCAGCAATAAATTCCGGTTCAAATGTACAACCAGATTTCCGTTATGCATTATCTATTAAATCAGGTATGCGAGTTAAACAACAAAATGGTGCTGCTATATTTAGAACATTAGACAGTGTTAATTTTGCATTTTCATCATCTGTTGATCCTACCGAAGTAACTATATATGAGTCTAATGATTCTACAAATCAGCCAACATATTATTTGTTAAAAAAATCAGTTAAAGCAGTATCAGGAGAAATTAAAACCGCTCAATATACATTTGGATCTCCATTTGCTTATGACAAAGTGATTTTAGCTGATACTAATATCGTTGAAATTATTTCAGTTGAAGAATTAGATGGAGATAATTGGTATGAGACTCCATATTTAGCACAGGATACAATTTTTGAAGCTGTGCCTAATTTAGCCGAAAATGACCCAGATTTAGCTGCATATCGATCTTCGTCTCCGTTCTTATTAAAAATGAAAAAAACTTCTAAACGATTTATTACGAGATTGAGAAGTGATAATCGTTTAGAAATACAATTTGGTGCTGGAATTTCTTCTAATAATGATGAAGAGATTGTTCCTAATCCTACTAATGTAGGTAATGGGTTATCTGCCTTACGAAGAGGTGTTGATGTTGATATCGATCCGTCGAACTTTTTATATACACGAACATATGGTCAAGCTCCGTCTAATACAACACTTACAGTGACATATTCAGTAGGTAATGGTATTTCTGATAATGTT